ATTTTTTACCATGATTTTTATTACCCCAATCATACATGTCTTGTTGAGAACCTCTTACATCAATTCTTCTATAAATGTCTGAATCTGGGAAGTTAATAGTAAATGTTAAATCCTTATGTTTATTATTTAAAGTAGCAGCTAATTTTTCTAGATATTCTTTACTTTCGTTAAGATATCTTTTTTTATTCCATTCGTGTACGTCAAAATTATTCATAATTATTTAGATTTACTTGTTTGTGATAAATATGTACTTAATAGGGTACCAATAGTAATTGATTTGTCACGTAAATATTCTAATTGATCTTCATTTAAACTTTTTGCTCTATTACAATATTCTGCTCCTAATGTTCCTATAAATTCATTTTTAAGAGAAAATAAGGCAAACATGTAAGAAGATTTAGCTTGGGTTCCTTCTGCAAATGTAGCTAATCCTAGTTTATCATCTTTAAAATTAGGAATTAGTATTTCTTTATTTTCATACATGTGCATAAATGGTTTTGTGAATAAAGAAACAGGAATATTTGTATAAGTATCACTTATTCCCTTATTTCCTGGTTTAATATGTTCATAAAATACAGAAAATTTTTGGATTGATTTACCTGTAGGGTAAAAATTACCTCCATTATGGAACTGGGAAATCCATATTCTGCAGCATTTTAATTCTGTCATTATTTCTTCTAATTGCTCATCTATTAATAAATTAGATTTAATAGAAGAAACTACAGGGTCAGCAGATTTCTTTTTAGATTCTAAATAAAATCTATATCTAGTTACTAATATAGGTCCTACAAAAGCAGTTATTATTGCTACTAATATTGCTATTTCCAATTCAAACATTTTAAGTTTTTAATCCTTCTAAATATTCGACAACCTCTTTAATATTTTTATCTACTAATTCTTTATTAATTTTTCCATTCCACTTTTCAACATCACCAGCTTCAGAAACAAAAGAATTATTTGATTCAGACATTTTTTCTTCTACCCAATTCTTAAATTCTACTATTTTATTATCAATCTCATCATTCTTAATATTGCGCTGGTATTCTTCCCACTTGCCTTGCTTTTTTAATTCAGCTTCAAAATCAATTACACAATCAAAACAAATTTTATGTATATTATAAAATTGTTTATCTACACGTTTTTTCATTACGCGTTTACATTTTGGACAAAGTAAAGGCATAACATGTGCCTTTTTTGCTTTATCTAACTTAGTGATATTTTGTTTAATACCATCTTTGATAGTCCAAGTCCTACCATCAGATTCCCAAATATCACCTTCTTTATAAAACTCATCTTTTTTAGAGAAACCAACACTAGAACGTGTTTTTTCACCATATTTTCCTTGAACAAGATTTCTTAATCGTTCTACATCTTGTTTTTGAAACTCTTTTTTTAAAACGTTATCTTGACTCATAAACCTAATTTTTGTAAATCAGAAATAACCTGATTTGCTGATTGATATAATATACCTGTTCCTCCTGCGTTATTCCAATTATCAATTATATACTGTTTGTCGTCTATAAGTATATCAAAATTGGTTAATTCTGGTTTGATTAAATGTTTTTCTTTGGATTTTTCAAAATTTATTTTGGGTTTTGAAGGAAATACATCTCCTATATGATTTCTAATCCAAAGTCTTTTTCCTAAACGGGATTCTTTTCTAGCAGATGGGGCAGTTAACATTTCATAATCATGTTTAGATACATAATCAACTAATTCTTTAGCACCATCCATAACAGGAATACCAATCCAAAAACGTAATTTATGTTCTACATCTATAAAATCCCAAAATTCATTTTTACCAAATTTATCTTCAAATTCTGAAGGTTCCATTCCTGATAATGATCTAAATCTTTGGTCAAAATCAGCTACAACCCCATCCATATCAAGATAAATTTTATATTTGCCTTCTTCTTCTCTTAAACGAGCTAATTCTTGTGAAAATGCTTTTATACCTAATTTATCTCCTTTTTTCCCTTCTTCTATTACAGAATTAGTCCAACTTCTAAATAAAATATTTCCAGTTTCATAAGCTTCTCTTTCAATATTTTCTAAACGATCATCTTGATTTACATTAGTTGTACCATAATCCTCTAATCTATCTTCCATGTTTTGATGAACATGTACTAATTCATGAGCATAAGATCTTAAAATATCTTTTGGATGTCTACCATAGGTAAACAAAACTATTTTATTATTATGTGGAGTGTAGTATGCTGTGTTACCTAATAATTTCATCCCATTTTCAACTTCATCATGTACAAATTTAACTTCAGGAGATGGTTGTAATTTTAAACCATTATCTTCCATATAAGAAGTTAATGATTCAATATAGGGACTAAAATTAAATTCTTTAGGGTCTAAAGATTCATTTAAAGTTTGTTTTGATAAATCAACTACCCATATTTTAGGATCTATTCCATTTTTAACTGAACCTGCAAGTCTGGTATTACCAGCAACTAGATCATAATCATTATTTGAGAATTTAACAGCAATTGGTGTTTCAATATTTCCAACTTTAAATGCTGATATAAATCTTTGTTTTTTAGGTTCTTCTAGACTATCAAAATCTAAATTTACATTTCCTAGCACTTTTTTAATAGAACTATAAGGAACAGATTTACCTTGTTTAGCTAATTTAACCCATTTTTCTTTCCCCATTTCTACAAATTCTGGATAACGATTAGCTTCTTCCCATTCTGCATCAAAGTTAGGATTGGTATATGTTATTTGTTTATTTTCTTCTAATCCTAAACTAACTAATTTAGTATAATACTTTGGGTCCTCAGCTAAATGTTGCAAAGCAATTACTTTAGCTTTAGCTGGGTCATCTGTATGTTCCATTTCAACTTTGATTCCCATTTTAAGTTCTTTGGGATCAACTTCTTTTTCTTTAGCTGGGGTTTGGATTTCAGCTATTTTATCTGATACTATATTATATACTTCTTGTTTTTCTTCAGGGGATAAAATATTAGGAACAAATTTTTCAAATTTTTCAAATGAAACTTTAGCAGCATTTCTAGCAGCAGTGCCTGATACCCCACCTGCTGTTACAATGGTACGAAGTTCTAAATTTGGGTATTTAGAAATTGATTTAGTTCTGTCTTTAATATCTTTAAAATCTTCTTCATTCCCCTCTCTAGCACCTATAACCCATAATACTTCTCTTGTAGGATGGTTTTTAGCAAAATCATATACTGCTTTAACAGGGGGTATTGAGGTAGGTTCTATTTTAACTTTAAATGGAAGATATTTTTTATAAATTTCCCATATTAATAAAGATTCTACTTGGCTAATACCATTTCTGTCTTTATTCCCTATAAAAAGAATAAGTTCATCTATTTCTGGGTTTTGTTCAAGGGCTAATTTAGCAACTTCAAAATGACCAGAAGTAGGGGGTTTGAATCCACCAGCGTATACTGCTGTGGTTTGTTTTTTTTCTTCTTCAGGTAGTAATCCTTTTACTAATTCATTTACTAAACTCATGTACGAAGAAATTTATTTATTTTTGATTGTGCCTCTTCTTTATCTAACCCATCTTTTACTATTTTTTCTACTTCTTTGCTTTGTATTAAATTTTGGGCTAATTTATTTAATTCTGCTTTTTGTTTATCACTTCGAGCTTGTTGAGCTGGAGTTTTAGGTTTGGCATCTGTAACTTTAAAATGGTCTAAATATTCTTTATATATGTCTTCAATTTTTTCCATTTTTTCTCCTTCTAATGTATTAGCTACTAAGGCAAAATTTTCATTACTAAATAATTCTTTATAAGGAAAATAATTTTTAGTTACATTTACCCAAGTTCTTAATACTACAGCTGGGGATAAGCTTCTATCTTTCCCTCCTGATTTTTCAAATCTAAAGTGGTTTTGTTTTAAAGAACGTTCTAAATCTGTATAAACATAAAGCATGAATACATCATATCCTGCTTCTTCTAATTGTTCTTTTAATTGTTGAGTATTTTTATAAGATGCAGCAGTACCATCTAATATAAAAGATTCTTTACCTGCAATTACAGTTTGAATTTGACCCTTAAATTCTTTATTAGCTGCCGCCATAGCAACAGCAGCATCACTTCTTTGTTGAGCATTTGCTCTTTTTAAATTTAAACTAACATTAGCTTTTTTTAGTTTTTCAATAAAAAGGTTATCTACATTCATTATTTTTAAACCACTTAGGTCTAATCCATCAAGGGTATATCCTTTTCCTGCACCTGGGGCTCCAGCTAATATAATAGCTTTAGGATTACCTTGAGCTTCTCTTAATATTTGTACTAAACTTATCATGATTTTGGTTTTCCCATCATTACTTTTCTATGCTTTTCTCCTCCGATAACTCTATCATAAGATCCATCTCCGTTCCAAACAATATCTTTCCCTTTTAATACTTTACGAACTAAAAATTCATCATCAACAGGTTCTACTCCTTTAGCAAGAAGAATATCTTTTATTTTTCCACTAACCTCGATATAATATCCTGTTCTTTTAAGTAATTCAGCTTTATGATTAACTATTTTACTTTTTGCTTGTGGTGAATTATCATGACCCGTTGCCACAAACTTTATACCTGATGGTTTTTGTTTTGCAACACTAACTGCATCTATTCCTGGATCTGAATCTAAATCAATAACTTCATATTCTTCATCTGGGGTTATGTCACTTGGGGATTTATAATTAGGATGACCCCCAATAGGGGCGTATGCTGTAGAAATAAGATCAAAGATCTCATCTTCATAGTCTTTTAATTCAGAAGTGGGAATGGGTTGCCATTGTCCTTTAGATAAGGCCATTTCCTTAACAATATCTAAAAATTTTATCATTTAAAAGTATTTGTTATAAATATCGACAAATATATCAAGTGGTGTTTGATGACCCATTTTTTCAATCATTTCTACTCTTTCTGTTCCATCCAACATTGCTTTTGTAGTGATAGGATCAATAATCTTATCTTCTTCACCTAAAACCACTATTTTGTCAGCATAATTATAACCATACTTAATGTCAGAATCTATTTTTAATGAACGAGAATGAAGTGCAGGATTAAATAACAATGCAGTACATCTTTTATGTGAAGCAATAATATCTGCTAAATACCCCCCCATACTTGAACCTATAATTAAAGTATCTTCATCTACTTGAAATAATAAATCATAAAAATCATTATAAGTAAAGTTTTCATAATCAATAGCAGGGGCATAAACAAATCCTTGTGTAGCTAAGAAATCAACCTTAGGGCCTCCTTGCTTACTTTCTAACCCGTGTAAATAAATTATTTCTTTTCCTACCATCCTCTTTCTCCTCTTTGAACATAAGCATCATGTCTTGCCTGAGATTGGGCTTCAATATCCCAAGCTTCATTGGCAGTAACACAAATCTCTTCTCCATTACGAAGAATGACTGCACACTCATCTCCTGTTAAACCACATGTGAAAAATCTTAATACTTGATCGAACATAACCTTTATTTTTAATTCGTAACTCATTTACTTTGTAAATATACGAACAGTCTCCTGGGTAGCCAAATTTCTACACGGTTCTCTTCACAGTAGTTTGGAAAGAAGTTGTAGCAGGTTTATGTTTTGGATTTTCTAAATCAAATATTCTTTTAACAGAATTAAATATTTCTAAATTTTCTTCTTGGGTTCTAGGAGATTCATGTAACTCCCATCCTTTGCCTTTTACCTTTTTTCCAGTTTTATCTGGTCCTCTTGATTTGGATTTTAACCATAATATACCTACCCTATTTACTTCTTTACCAAAGCATTCTTCATAACATTTAGCATAAACTGCTCCTTGTAAATCATAAACAGTTTGTAAATGGTTTGAGGTTTTAAAATCAATAACCCATAATTCATCATCAATTTCACAAATACAATCTACAGTGCCAGCTACTTTTAATTCATCTGAAAATAAGTGGGTTTCTGTTTCAACTAGAACAGGTTTATATGTTTCCCAAAAGTCAACAAAATTTAAAAACATTTTCCAAATGTCAGGATTCATTTTAGGATTACCATATTCATTTAAAAAATTCATTTCTTTACCTTCGAAGTATTCTTCTATTAATTCGTGTACAGCTGTACCTTCCTCAGCACTTTTTTTAACAATCCAATCTGCACTATATCCTACTTTTTTAAGCCAATCTTCAAAGTGTTTACCTTTAGGATATGAATTTAAAACATAAGTTACAGATGGATAAAATTCCCCATTACGTCTATAATAACGTGAATCTGGTAGTGTTATTTGTTTGTGATCATCAGATATTTCTAAGATTCGGTCATATGATTTTTTGATCATAGTGCTAATTTTCTTTCCATTAAATTATAATAGGTTAATGGAACAGTGTTTTGGATTAGTTTGGTGAAATTTTTAAAACCCATTTCACTTGGATCCTTATCTTGTAAATCAACAAGATAGACTTCTTTACCTTCTGCCAATAGCATTTCACAAAATTGTAAAGCTTGTTTCATAGCATCCCTATCTAATGCTATATAAATTTTATCTACTAATGAAGTAACTATTTTTTTCATTAAGCTACTTTGTATATTTTTTCCTAATAAAGGAATTGCGTTTCTTTTTATTGCAATAGCATCAAATAATCCTTCACAAATAACAATAGGTAATTTCCAATTTATTAAATGTTCATTTGGGATTATATCTCTTGATGCTGAGGGGTTTCTATATTTTACATAAGGATCTTTTTCGAATGAACGAGCTGTAAAATAGTTTAATCTACCATCTTCATCATAAGTAGGAATTATAATCATATTGTTATATAAACCGCTTTTACAATAACCTATATTATATTTTAGAATATCGTATTTACTAATGTGTCTTTTTTTTAAGTACGCTAATGCGTGTTTAGCAGTGATATCGTTTAAATTACCGGTAGATAGGCTAATAAATTCATCTGGTAATGAAACACTAGATATAATTTGTGTTTCTTTTATTGATTTAGATGTTTTTACTAGTGATTTTAATTCAGTAAATTTATTACCATCTACTTTTAATTGTTTAAATAAATTATATATAGTAGTTCCTCTAACATTACAAGCCCAACAGTGCCAAGGGTTTTTACCTTCTCTATTTTCAGTTAAATTAACTTCTAATTTTGGTTTATGATGATGGCAAAAAGGACAATGGTAAGCATAATTATTTCTAGCGGTTGCCTTTCCTGATCCAAGTACAGAATTAACTAATGTAACTAATAATTGGTTTACCATAAACAATAATATACAACCTTATTTTTTTTATTCCAAATAATATAAAAAGAAAGCCGACGAAAGTCGGCTTTGTTTCTTTTACATAGTTAAAGTCTTATTTTAGACCCACTTTAGCTGTAATGCGTCCATAAAGAGCTACTGCTTGTCCAATTGCGAAAGTAACCGCAGCCCATACATTATCTAAAGACTCAACTAATCCACCAGGTTCATCTGCACCTAGTACTTCACCTGCAGCTCCTGCTATATCTACACTACCATTTGTAAGTGCAAATACAACTCCTGAAACTGAGGAAATGATCAAACCAATAATTGTTTTTGATTGGTACCAAGATTTTACATCTTGGAATTTGTCTTGGATTTCTCCCATATCATAAAAATTTATAATTCTCTTATAATTATGAAATTATTTAGTTTCCTTTACAAGATCTTCAAATTCAATATTAGCTAAATCTCTAGTAAAAAATTTTCCTAAAATATTATCATTAAAAAACTCATCTGGTTTTTCTAATACTTGGTATATCATTTGATACTTTACTTCAAAGTAGGTTAATGATTTTTTATTAGGACATACTTTTAAAATCATACGTTCAAATTCATCTTTTTTACCTTCTGATAAAAGTGTTTTTATATCTTTTTGGGAACCATAATAATTCAACCAATCAGATTCTTTAACAGCTAGTTTGTAAGCAGGGCGACGTCCAACTACACCTTGTAGTTGTTCTAACTCTCTTTTTCCAATTTTTACTTTACGTGTATGATATAAGACTTTTTTTCCGATGTAAGCTTTTCCAGAGGGTTTGTGAGTAACAATATAAACAAAACCAAATGTATTTTCTGGAAATTGAGTGATGTCCCCTATTTTTTTAGTTTTATAGGTCCAACTCATAGTATTTAAATTTAGTATAAATATTAATTCTCTCTTCGTTCTTCAGGTTCATAATGTTTTATGCGCTCGTGCCATATGGGGGAAGCCAATAAAACTGCTGAATTTATTTCATTATTTTTTTGTTTTAAAAATACATAAGACATCCAAGTTTGTTCAAAGGGATTATCCCATTTTGTATCAATAAAAACTTTTTGATTACCTTTTTTAGACATAATCATAGGCCAGTTAGTGTATGTAATATCTCCTGTTATATAAGCCACTCCATCTATAGCATCAATTCTATTAAATTGGGTTCTAGGGGCGTTTGGATCAATCCCATTAGTAGGAAGTTGGTCATAATCAGGCCAATATTCTGTTCTACTCTCTTGGGGTACATTATACCAGCTAGTTTGGATATTATTATCCCAATATACTTCTGTAAAAGACATTTTTAAATAATCAAAATCTTCTTTTACCATTATCTTATGGAGAGTGTTGTATAAATTAGGGATATACTTTCTTAATCCATTTCTACAAAATTGACCTTCATATTCTGGGGGGTTAGATGTCATATCATCTTCAAAAAAGAAATAGTAATCTGCATCCGAGTCATGGAAATGTTCTGCTGCTGCTTGTCTTCCACCACAAATTCCTTTATTTCCTTCTAAACTTATATATTCAAAATTATACTCTTGTGCTATTTCTTTATTTTTATTTCTGGAATCTTCATTTGTAGAATTATCTAAAAGTATAAGTTTTGGGTTTTCTAACCACTCAGGTACTTTTTTCATTGATTCTATAGTATGAAGTACTTGTTCTGGAAAGTTAAAGGTAAGTATGTATAGGTTAGTTTTAATTTTATTTGGATTATATTTAGGTTGAATTAATTTTTTTCTTTCTGCTGGAATAGGTTCTAATTCAATATTATCATTTCCTAAGTTAATAGCAAATTTTACAATTAAGCCATTATCATCTAACATATACCTTCTATAAGTTTCAGGTTCTTGATACGCCATTATAGTAAAAATACTTTCTTCAGTGCCCATTAATCCTCTGTTTAAAGTATTATTTAATAAATGCCAATAGGTTCCATTTCCCTCTTGGATTGTTTCTTTAGTACCACCAAATAAACCACCTCTACAAACATATTCAACAGGACAATTAGTATATTCTTGCATAGCTTTATGTTCAAACCCATGAACTTCATCTACAGCTTTATAAGGCCAACTTAAAAATAAAAATGGATCTAAATAATTTACTATTTTACTAAACCAATTATCGGCAAAATAACTTTCATGTACTGACATTGTTATACCTGCATCAAGCCATATAAAATATTCAGAATCAAAAGGATTCCATACAGTAGCATTGTGTAATAATGAGTACTTACTCATTACTATAGGATTATACCATTCATTTTTACATTGAGGACTTTCTTTTAACCAACCTCCTTCTCCAGTAATATTCACCCATTCAGGAGAAGTTCGTATTTTTTGGGTCAAATCCCAAAAACCACCATACATTTCTTTAACGTCAGATAATTCATAGATTTTGACAAAAGTATTTTCTTTACTTCTTTTTTCCCATACTAATTTTTCTAGTTCTGCTGGAAGGTAAAGGAAAAGATTACAATCAAGAGTCATTAATCTTTCTAAATGATCAATGTACATACTAAAATCTTTTTTATGATTTCCAATGTCCCAAAGTCCAGATACTACTGTAAGTTTATCTGATGGTTTTTGTTCTTTTATGAATTTTTTGCTAATGTAAGTATCTTGTAAAATTAAACCATCCATTTCTGTTGTCTTATATACTTCAAAAGCATCTTTATATGTATTTAAAATAGGTTTTCCATCTACATTAAATGAAGTGTTTAGTAATACTCCTATACCTGTTTCTTCTTTAAACTTAGTTAAAAGATCATATAACCATGGATTTTGTTCTTTAGTAACTGTTTGTACCCTTGCTGTTCCATCTATATGGGTAATAGCTTGTAATTTTTCTTTCCATTCATTTTTTACTAAAGGACAATAATTCATCCATCTAGATTCTTTATCAAAATCAAAATAAATAGAAACATCTTCTAACCTTACTACAGGGGCAAATGGACGATACCATTCTCTATTTTTTACTTTAGCATTAAGAATATCTTTCATCCCTTCTATATTAGGATTACAAATAATACTTCTATTACCTAATGCCCTTGGCCCATGTTCTGCTCCATCTCTTACAACCCCAATTATATTTCCTTTTTGAAGATCATTAATTACTTGGTAAATATTTGAAGATACTTCAAATTTTCCTTCATATTCATATTCATTTAAATATTGTGTTAAATTAAATTTATCAAATATTTTTGGCCCTGCATATGTTATATCTATAGATTCTGTGGGTTTAATAT